GGAAAACATCACCGACTTCGTGGCCACCGCCACCAACACGGCAGGTGGCCAGCGGCTGACCGACGGCAACACCATCATCACAGCCGTGCGCTCGCGTGGCCAGATTCTGATCTGGACCGACACCTCGCTGCATGGCCAGCAGTACCTCGGGCCGCCCTACACCTTTGGCTTCCAGCAGCTTGGTGCCAACTGCGGCTGCATCGGCCCGCACGCAGCGGCGGACGTCAATGGCATCGCGTTCTGGATGGGCCGTGATGCGTTCTTCACGTTCGATGGCACGGTCAAGAAGATTCCTTGCACCGTGCAGGACTACGTGTTCAAGGACCTTAATTTGGTCCAGAGCTTCCAGGTACACGTTGGCATCAACACCCAGTTCAACGAGGTGACCTGGTGGTACTGCTCGTTCACGAGCGATTACATCGACCGCTTCGTGAGCTACAACTACCTGGAGAACGTCTGGTCCATCGGCACGATGGCGCGCACGTCCTGGGCGGACATGAACACGTTTGCCAAGCCGATAGCTTCTGCCTATCACGCGGACTCGTCCCAGACGCCGACCTATGGCGATCCGATCTACGGCCTGACAGCCGGGCGTACACGCTTGTACAACCAGGAGGACGGTGTCAACGCGGTGGATCAGCCCATTGAGGCCCGCATCGTCTCGGGCTACTTCGACATTGGCGACGGCGACCAGATGCTGTTCATGAAGCGGTTCATTCCCGACTTCAAGAACCAGGTGGGCAATCTGACTGTGCGGTTGCTGCTGCGGCCTTTCCCGCAGGCCACTGCCAGCCCCAGCTCGCTCGACCCGTATGTCATTGCACCTGGCACGCAGAAGGTGGACACACGAGCGCGCGGGCGGCAGATTCAGCTTCGCATTGAGAGCGATGAGCTGAACAGCAACTGGCGCTTTGGCACGATGCGCGTTGACATCCAACCGGACGGCCTGCGATGAGCAAGATCACCAACGTCCGTCTGCCCAACGCGGTTGCGCAGAACTACAGCCCCGAGCAGTTCAACCAGCTTGTGCGCTCGCTGGAGCAGGTGATTTTTCAGCTCAACAACACGTATTCGCCTGTCGTCACCGAGGACAAGGACTCGGCGTACGCATGGTACGGAGACGGCGGAGGATTTATGGATACAACCGGTTTGCCAGTTCCCATTTCAATTGGGGGCACCAATGTCGACGCTTTCGGGCGGCTGCGCGTCAGCAACCCCCTAACCCTATTTGATTCCTCTCACCGCTATGCTGATAACAATCTGTGGGTCAACAGTATCACCGGCACCGCAGCGGCAACGTTTAACGCCAATGAGGGGCTGGTGGACTTGACGGTTGGATCAGCCAGCGGGGATCAGATCATCCGCGAGACTATCAAAGTATTCTCCTACCAGCCGGGCAAGAGCTTGCTGGTGATGAACACGTTCGTGTTTGGCACGGCCAAAGCCAACCTGCGCCAACGTGCCGGCTATTACGGTGCAGCCAACGGGATTTACTTTGAGCGTGAAGGCTCCATCAACTACATGGTCGAGCGCAGCAGCGTCACGGGCTCGGTGGTCAATACCCGTGTGGCGCAGGCAAACTGGAACCAGGACCCATTGAATGGCACAGGGCCGTCGGGCTTGACCCTCGATACCTCCAAGGCGCAGATTCTGTACATGGACATTGAGTGGCTCGGCCTGGGCACTGTGCGCACCGGGTTCATCATTGACGGAGTTTTCGTCCCTGCACACAACTTTGACCACGCCAATCTGGTCACGACCACCTACATCACCACCGCTTCACTCCCGTTGCGGTATGAGATGACCAACGTGGCCGCCACAACCGGGGCCAGCACGCTTAAACAGGTGTGCTCGACTGTGATCTCCGAAGGCGGCTACGAGTTGCGTGGCGCGCAGTTGTCTGCTGGTAACACCATCACAAGCCCCAAAACATTGACCACTGCCGGTACGTTCTACCCCGTGGTGTCGATCCGGCTTAAGTCCACTCGGCTTGACGCCATCGCCATCTTGACGGCGGTATCTATTCTGGGCATCACCAACAACGCCAACTACAAGTGGGAAGTTGTGGCGTCTGGCACCACGACCGGGGGCACCTGGGTCAGTGCCGGAACGAATTCAGGGGTTGAGTACAACATTACGGGAACCTCATTCTCCAGTACCGGCGGGCGCATCTTGGCAACAGGTTTTTTCCAAGGGTCCAACCAAGGGTCCAACAGCGTGGACATTTTGAAAGAGGCGTTGTTTGCCTCTCAGCTTGAACGCAACCCTTTTACTTCGACCGCCTATGAGTTAACGCTGGCCTGTACGGCTGCATCCAACGGCGATCAGGTTCTCGGTTCTGTGGACTGGGAAGAGATCAGCCGATAAGAGGACAAAATGGCCAATAAGTACTTTCGCAAGACGCTCATCCCATCGGCAGCCACGGAAACGGACCTGTATGAGGTGCCTGCGGCCAACTCAGCCATCGTCCGCTCCCTGCGCGTGACCAACGCCGGATCGGGCGTGGCGGCCATCACGGTCACCCATACGGGCACCGGTACGACTTACTACCTGCAGAAGGACCGCTCGCTCACCGTCAACACGACTTTTGACGTTTTCAGCGGCATCCCGTGTGTCTTGGAGGCGGGCGACAAACTGCGGGTCACCTCCAGCATCGCAACCGTCCACTTTTATCTGTCGTACCTAGAGATGGATCGAACCTGATGAGTGGACAAAACTGGATTTCATGTCGGATAATCTGGCCCTATCACGCGTCCTTTTCCGGCGCGCAGCCCCCTGCGGAGCTATAGGCCATTAACGGAAAGGACAACCATGGAAAACGAAGGAATCATGGCCCTCCCGCAAGGGGCAGCCATGCAAGAAGACCAGGGGCAGATGCCCATGGTGACCAGCGCCGACGCGTACGACGCTGCACAGACGGCTATGGGGATGGTCAATCCCGATGAACTGGCCGTCCTCAAGGAGTCTCTGCGCCAGAATATGGCCGAGCTGGAGCTCACCCCGAGCCAGCTTGAGACCCTGATCGAGATTTTTGAGTACGTCTCGCAGAACCCGGGGCAGTACAAGACGATTCGCCAGGACCTGATCAACCGCGACTTTGCTGATCCAGACGACCTGCCCGAAGAGTATGACGCCGAGTTTCTCGGCGCGATCCTGGTTGTCCTAAACGAGCTCAAGATGACGGCGGCCCAAGGGGCCAACGCTGCCATGATGGAGGGTCCGCCGGTCGAGGGCATGGGCATGCAGCCGATGGCCATGGCCGAAGGCGGCCTGGCCGACATGGCTGCCCTTTTGGCCGCGCAGGGTCGCAATGGCGACAAGATGCTGGCTCACATCACCCCGGAAGAGGCGGAGTTCCTCAAGCAGCGGGGCGGGGCGGGCACGATCAACCCGGTCACGGGCCTGCCTGAGTTCTTCCTGAAGAAGATTTTCAACGCCGTGAAATCGGTGGTGAAGGGCGTCGTCAACGTCGTCAAGAAGGTGGTCCAGTCGCCTGTTGGACGCATCCTGGGCACCATCGCGTTGGCCACGGTCCTCGGACCAGCCGGCGTGGGCCTGTCGATGGGCACCGCTGCTGGCTTGGCTGGCGCGGGCACCACCCTGATGGCTGGCGGCTCGATCAAGGAGGCGCTGATCGCTGGTGCCATGGGCTACGTGGGCGGTGGCGGCACGATCATGGGCGCAAGCCCTGTGTCGGCCATTGGCCAGTATCTGCCGGGCGCTGCGGGCTCTGCGCTGAACACGGGCCTTGCCACCGGTGCCATCGGCACTGGCGTCGGGCTGGTGGCCGGTATGAAGCCTGCCGACGCTCTCCGCATGGGCGCGATGTCTGGCGCATCGGCTGCTGCGCTTCAGGGACTTTCGAATTCCAAAACCCTGTCCGACGCCCGCTTCGCCCGAGACCTGGGCAATGAACTGACGCCGGCCCAGCAACAGGCCTTGACGGCCGCTGGCGAACCGCTGACGCCTGGAGGCGCTCCTAGCGGTGCCGCACCGGCAGCAGGCACGCGTTCCATGAGCCAAAGCGGAGTGGGCCAGGTTGGCCAAACCGGTACGACCGGCACTGCGCAGGACCTGTTAAGGGGTCAGGGTCTCAATCCCAATCGGTTTTCCGGAGAGACCGGACTCACCGGTCGGTTCGACGGAGCAAACGCTTTCCGGACCAGTTACGGCCCAGCCGACTTTTCCACTGCGGCAGGTGGAACCGGGACCGCAACCAACTACGGCCTTGCGCCGGCCGGCTCCAGCGGCGAGCCCGGCCTTGGTGTTCGACTTCCGGGCTCTTTGGGGGCGGCTGACCTTTCCCGCGCAGCGGGCGGTACCAGCGCAACCACCAACTACAGCTTGATGCCCAGAGCAGCCGCAACTCCTGCTTCGTCGCCAGGCATCATCGACCGCGTGGTTGGCGGGGCCAAAGACTTCTACAACGAGTACCTCTCGCCGAGCCGTCCTGGCTTGCCGGCCGATGCAGGCATTTTGCGCAAGTACGGCCCGGTGGCCCTGGCAGGTACGGCGGCTATCGCGGCCGCTGGCGGCATGAAAACCGATCCAGCCAATCCGAACCCTGCGTTCAACCGGAACTACACCGGCATGGACTACATTCGGGACAACCCGCAGATGTTCCAGGGAGGTCTCGATACCAGCTACCAGCGCCCGACGACCCCCAATCCTGTGGTGGTTCCGACACCGTCCTACGCCTCGATTCCCATCGGGCAGCCGGGCGTTGTTCAACCGGGCGGCATCACACAGCAGCCTGGCGGTGTGGCACAGCCCTACAACGTAGCGGGCCTCTACGGCGTGCCGTTGATCTATGGTCAGCAACCCCCGCCTGGTTACGCCAAGGGCGGCGAGCTGCGGCCGACCGAGTTCCCGCGCAAGACTGGTCCGATTGACGGCCCGGGAACGGGAACTTCTGACTCGATTCCGGCCATGCTGTCGGATGGCGAGTTCGTCTTCACCGCCAAAGCGGTGCGCAACGCCGGGGGCGGCAGCCGACGCAAGGGAGCTGCTCGCATGTACAAACTCATGAAGAAGCTCGAAGGCGGGCCCGTAAAGGCGAAGTGATATGGCAGAAGAAACCGTCACCCAACAGATAGTCCGGGAAGCCCCGGACATCGAAGCCTACAAACTCAAGCTGCTGCAAGAAGCGCAGCGGCTTGCGTTCAACCAAGGCGGGGGCCAGACCCTTGCGCAGCAACTTCCTGGCTACCAGGTCGCAGGCTTCTCGCCGGCTCAGTTAGCCGCGATCCAAGCCACTGAGCAGCAGGGTGTCGGGGCCTTCACACCCTACATGACCGCTGCCAATCAGGCGCTTGGCGGAGCCTACCGGACCACCGGCGAAGCTGCCGACATCCTGCGTGGCGCGGACACCCGCAACCAGTTCACCGACGCCCAGAGAGCGATGCAGCAAGCTGGTGGCGCGGCCGCCGGCATCACGCAGGGCTTGCAGCCAGTTCAGCAAGGTCTTGGCTATCTGCAAGCTGCTGGCCAGCGGGCCCTTGCTTCTGACACCTCGGCTCGCTTCAACCCGGCCTTCCAAGACATCAACACGGGCCTTGGCGCGTTGGCCACGGCTCAGAACATGGCCGCGCTCTCCAGCCAAGCGGACCTGCGTCCGGCGACGGCGGCTATCGGACAAGGGCTCACGGGCCTGACCGAAGCGCAGCGCATGGCGGCGATGAGCACCGGCGCGGACTTCGGCGGCTCTCAGGCTCTTTTGAGCCAGGCCGCTGGCATGACGGCCGGCGCACAGCCTGACTTCACCGGCGCTCAAGGCGTCACCATGGGCGGACTGCAGCAGGGTTCGCTCGCGGCCCAGCAAGCTGCCCTCGCGGCCCAACAACCAGGGTTCGCGTCCCAGGGCCGATACCTCGACATGGCTGGCCGTATTGGCGCGGCT